TGCCCGAGAGGGACTTCCCCCGAAGGGGAATAGACACCCGTGAGGGGTCTATCCCTGGTTGGACAGACTGGGCTCAAAACCAGTCGGGTCATAAGCGTCTTCCGAAGTCTTCTTCACTCCGCCTCACAGCGGCGTTGAAGGCGTTGAAGATATGTCTTGCGATATATCTTAAACAAGATTTAGGGAAGAAATTCTGGTCGAATGCGAGTCTTCGTAAATGGTATCTCCGGGTCTCTAACCACTCTTTACGGGTGGCTATTGGACAGGGGGTTGAATCCGCCCTTCACCAACTGAAGGAATTCTTCGGTGAGTGTCGGAACGGGTTCTTATCACATACGAAGCCTGAGCATCTCTACTTTGGCTGGCTCAGTCAGGATCTTCAATCCGATGAGAATCTTTTAGCACAACTCAGTATGGTGAAGAGGGCTTTGCCCTATCCGCCAAAGAGGGTTGTCATTAAAGCGTTGGAGGAACACTTTGTGGACCTCACAACAGAATTTAAGACAAGTGCTGAGATACTTTCTCGGGCTCGTAAGTTCGCATGTACCTTTGCAAAAAGGAATTGCGATTCATATGAGGAATTTCTTCCTGAGCCACTCACCTATACCAATAGTGCATGTTTTGAGCATACACGTGAGGAAGGTGGGTTAGAGGCCTGGGTTAGAGAAACTCTTGACTCTGCTCAATATGTAGAATGCCCGCGCCCGGACACTGTACTCCCTCAGGAGTTCGGCGATCTTTCGGCGGGCATCCGCGTTCTCAAGGCCTGTCACGACAGGGTCCAGGACACTGGAAATCCTTGTCGCTCTAAGGTGGAAGTGGTTCCAGAACGGGGTATGAAAGCCCGGATTGTAACCAAGTCTGAGGGTGCCTTTTTAGTTTTAGGGCAACTTCCTCGTCAGAGGCTCCTTCGTGCTCTGAGACGTGTCCCAGAGTGTCGAAGTGTGCTTGATGGGAAGGGGAGGGACGCTGTTAAGCAACTTAATGGTTGCTCTGGCGTGGTCCTCTCGTCCGATCTAAAGAAGGCCTCAGATTTACTACCACTTGACTTTGTGAGTGCGTTAGTCGAAGGACTAATTGACTCAGGTCGTTTTACAGACCTTGAGGCGTTAGCAATGCGTGCAACCACCGGTCCACAAATGGTTTTGTGGCCCGACGGTCGTGAGGCTTTAACCTCACGGGGAATCCTTATGGGTCTCCCGTTGACATGGGTCCTCTTGTCTCTATCTCACCTCTTTTGGTGGAGGTGTGGGAGACAGGATGTTGCCCCATATCGCCGCAGACTTAGGTCTGAAGCGAGGATATGTGGTGATGACCTCATATCCGTAGCTCATCCCGAAGTCGTTGCATCATACGAGCGTATGGTACAACAATGCGGAGGGGAATTTAGTAAGGGCAAGCATTGCAAGAGCAGAGATCGTGGGGTGTTTCTGGAGTTACTCTGGAAAGGGACATTCCGACGTACCATTCTTGTTTGTGATGGTTTTCCTGTTTATCAGGAAATCAAAACTTTCAAGTCTGGATCAGTTCGTCCGCGGGTCAGGCGTAAGCTTGTTAATCAAAGCAGGGTGGGTGAAGACGTAAGTCTCACCGAAGTCCCAGTCACTCCCGTTAAGAGTTTTCTTAGCGGGGGGTCTGTGAACCCCTTCCTTGGTGGCCGTCAAACATCCG